TGGCATGAGCAAGGTGCGGTAAACCAGATTCTTCATCGTTTTCCTCACCGGCTTGCCACTTAGATAAATGGCGCATAGCGCATGCGAACGGTACCGACCAATCCATGCCTTTAGCCCAATTCCATGCGGCATATTTCTTTTCACCATATGCCCAGACTCTAGCTTCATCTTCCAAAGTGCATAGCGGAATTAAACTAAAGTCAGGTTTGCCTGTGTTGTACCGGGCGCCTGAACCTTTGGCAGTACTATTTACGTCACCAATACCATCTTTATTAGCTAAAGCTTCTGCAATTGCTAAAATAGATTTTTGCGCGTCAACAGGGTCGTATTCCATCACTTCTACACGAGGGTTATTAGGTTCAAAATGACTCAAAATGTTTTCCCTCCCCAAACTTGTTGCTCTAAATGACGTACATAGCTGTTTTGATGGTCAATATGTTTAATCAGCTTATCGTACATAAGATGCCAATAGTCGACATCGGCTAATGCTTTAGCCAAACGCTCTTGCAGCTTGGCTATTTCTTTCTCATCCATTGTTTGCTCCAAAGTCAATGAGTCCCCAAAAAGGAATTGGTTCGACGCTCGCACCACTGTCAACAATTACGGCTGGGCAATCATGCGGTTTTGGATCGCCAATAGGCTCAGGTTGGTTTACCAATTCATTGGCTTGTAATTCCGATAGTGTCCAAGTCGTCATGATAAAAACCCGCTTATTCTTGGAGAAAACACGAAAGTAGCTTGCCATGTAAGAGGTTTAGGCATGACATTATCATCCACCAAACCCCTAATATTCCAGCCCAGATTAATGTAAATACACCGAGAGCTAGAAAAAATCCGCTTAACGCAAACGAACTGAAAGAGTCCATTAGCATGAACCAAGCACCAGCCTTCTTTCGCATGTTGATTATCCTTGATGGTTTTATCGCCCTTTACGTCCGTGGTATATGGCACTGCTAGATACCGCAGTCCAAAGCTATAGGCTGGATTGCGCCAAAGCCATAAGACTTGTGACCAATAGCTAGGGGCATGTAGCTGGGCAAACGTAGCATCGCCGTTCAATGAATTGTCTGGCGTCATAAACCAGTTAAGCCATATTGGAAGTCGTGGCTCTACTGCTTCATAAGAGTGGTTATCGCACCAACCCATAAGTGGTTTTGCAAATATAGGTAATACTGGCGCCAAAATAACCGCTAACAGTGTCAGCAATAAGCTACACGGAACTAATAATAAATAAACAAGATAAATCATCCCCAACCCCCAAGTCGTATGCCAAGGCGAATCGCAGATATTAGAATGACGGCAGCTATTACTATGATAGTAATAGCCACCTTATCAGCCCAGCTAGTCTGCATAATTCGCCACCTGAATTTCTAGCCGGATAACCGCTACTTTAATCTCTTCTACAGCGTCTGTGATTAATTTTTTTCCGACCAATCCGGGATTGGCGTTTAATACTTCTAGTTGGTTTATAAGCTTCTTGAGCTTAATTAAGTCGTGAGATAGATCGTTCATTTGATCCTCGCAACTTTGGCTTTCGCTAGCGTGATTTCATACAACTCTCTAGCGTCTGCATCGAGGGCGCGAAGTGGAAGATTTTGATAGTACTTCCACTTGTCGCGATACTCTTGTTGCTCAGATGGTGGCACCCAGTTATGACGCGTTTTCCAACGGATCGTAATGTCAGTACCTGCGCTTGTCCAAATATATTCGTTCTTTGCCATGTTGATTTTTCCTCTAGTTAAATCAGTTTATGCAGCTATTTGCTTCTTGAGTTCTGCCCGTTCTCTCGCTGCACGGAGAATGGTGTACCGTTGATGTAAGCGCTGTACGATAGACCAACGCTTGCCACCTTCCAGTTCCTGATCCAATAGATCGGCTACTTGCTCTTCGCTAAGGGTTGCCAAAATATCGGTTAATGATCTCCAGCTATAAGTCTTTGCTGGTTCTTTCTTTTTAAGCCATTTCATTACTAATCCTTTCAAAGTTTAGTTACTGTAACAGATTTATTTGTATTGTAAAGCATTATGTTGCTTTTTTGCTATTTCAACTCTTCAATCGCTATATCACTAATTGCCCGCTTGTCCGCCAAAGCCGCCCAGATACGCTCGTCGATGGTTTTATTAGTCAGCAGGATGTAACACCAAACCTCATGCGTTTGCCCGCTACGATGTAGGCGCCCGATGGTTTGCTCATACAACTCAAGGCTCCAAGGCAGACTGATAAACACTAACTTATTGCCGCCATGCTGTAGATTTAAACCATGCCCTGCGGACTTGGGGTGAATCAGTAGCAGCTCAACCTTGCCCGCGTTCCAGCGCTCGATAGCGTCCTTATCATCTAAGGTCTGGGCATGGGGATAACGGCGTTTGAGTTCGGCTAGCTCTTCCTTGTAGTTATAAACAATCAAGGTATTGGCTCGCTGATTCTCGGCTAGTAAGTCATCTAACAGCTCAAAGCGATGGTCTGAGAACCATACAGGCGTTTGCTTGATGTCAAATTGACCGGGCGTACTAGACACTGATTTTTCTGTGTAGTAACAAAACCCCGATGCCATCTGTTGCAGTTTCTGAGTAACTACGGCAGAATTAGCAGCTACTACTTTCGCTTCAGGAAACTGATGTACAAAGTCTTTTTTCATTTTCTCGTAGGGTTCGCGATCTGGCAAATCGCAACGTATCTCTACGGTTCTCAATGGTGGCAACTTATCCTTATACTCCGATGACTCTAATAGAAATGTTGCAGGACGAATACGTTGCATTACTGATTCTAGTGATCCTAATCTGGGTTGCCATTCACCAAAGTCGCGGTTGATACATACAAAGTATTGCTGTAAAAACGCGCCCTTGCTACGACCTAATAGCTTTTGGTCAACGATTTTGCACTGACCAAAGACGTCCTCTAAACCGTTACTGGTAAAGGATCCGGTCAACCCCCAACGGATTTTCATTAGGTCTAGTACTTTTAATAGTGCTTTAAATCGTGTGCCAGAAGGATTCTTGAGTTTAGTCAACTCATCAAATACCACGCCATCAAAGTCAAGATATTGCTCTGTGAGCCATTGAATGTTGTCATAGTTAATGACTAGAACTTGGGACTTGGATCTAAGGGCTTCTAGCCGTTGCTTAGGAGTTCCAACGCATACAGTTAGGGTTAACCCTGTAGCCCACTTATCTCTTTCTTGTTTCCATACATCAGTACATACGCGCTTGGGCGCTAATACTAGCCAGCGTTTAACAATCTTAGTGTCTAGCATCTCCTTCATGGCAGTTAAAGCAATTGCAGTCTTACCGGCGCCTACGGAGGCTAGAATCATGGCTCTATCGTTCTCGTACAAGAAATCGACAGCCTTTTCTTGATAGTCCCTAAGCTTTAACAATCCATTCATTAATTTCTTCTTTCGTCCATAAACATATATAGCGTTGCTTTAAAGCCACAACATCTTCTGCAAATATTTCTTGCATCGGTGATAATCGTCCCCCTTTGGGGCGCTTTAATTCTACGAACCATGTATTACCGTTAGGGATACACGCAATGCGATCTGAAACGCCCCGTTGAGTAGTAGATTTGAACTTATAGGTTTTTCCACCAATAGACTCAACTGACCAAACAAAGTACTTTTCTATTTCACGTTCGCGTTCGTTCATAAATAATATATCACAAAAGTTGTTGCACAATAAAATTATTGTGTTACACTAAAATTTCTAAAGGATAAAGAGGAAAGAATAATGGCAAAACATTCAGCAATTGTAGGCGGTTCTACCGCTTCTAGGGTAATCAGATGCCCAGCATCTGTGGCACTCGTAGCCAAGATGCCACCTAAACCTTCGAGTAAATACGCCGATGAAGGAACATTGCTACATAACGCAATCGCCGAGATCTTAGAAAAGAATATTCCGGCTAAAGACTTGCTTGGTTTTAAATACAAAGATTTGGTTTTAACTGAAGAGCTGTTAGAAGAGAAAATCAAACCTGCTTTGGCATGCCTTGATGAAGTTGATCCTACTGGCTTTATGGATTACACCGTTGAGTCCGAAGTAGATTTTGGTGATTACTTGCCCGGTGTATTTGGTTCAGCCGATTTGATCGGACGCATAGATGATCGAGCTATTGTGCTTGATTGGAAGTTTGGTTCTGGCGTGATCGTAAACGCCGAAGAAAATTATCAAGGAATGTTCTACGCAGCCGCCGCGATGCGTACTGAAAAGACTAAGTGGGCGTTTGAGGGCGCTAAAGAAGTCGAGATTATCATTGTTCAACCGCCTGAGATGCGTCGCTGGGTTACGACACCGCAGCGTATTGCCGAGTTTGAAATGCAACTGTCTTTAGCAGTTAAAGAAGCAGGGCGCAAAGAGGCTCGCATGGAGTCTGGCAGCCATTGTCGTTGGTGCGCTGCCAAGCCTGTCTGCCCTATCATGACTGATTCTGTGGCTCGTTCAACACAAATTGCATTGAAAGAATTAAAGCCACAACTGATATCAACTTACCTGCAACAAGCCGAAGTGCTTGAGGATTGGATTAAAGATTTGCGCGAGTTGGCTCACCAGATGCTTGAGGCAGATGTACGAGTACCGGGCTATAAACTTGTAGCTAAAAGAGCCATTCGGCAATGGGCTAACGAGCATGAGGCGGCTATTGCGCTATCTACAATGGGTGTATCACCGCACAAACCATTGGAGGTTATTTCACCAGCACAAGCAGAAAAAGAATTGAAAAAGACTAAGCAAGCCTTACCGCAAGATTTGGTAGTAGCAGTAAGTAGTGGCAGTACTTTGGTTCCTGAGAGCGATCCCAGACCAGAGGTTTTACAAATCGGCAAGCAACTCACCGCTGCCTTAAATAAACTTAACTAGGAGCAAAGAGCAATGAGCAATTTGACAACATTTAAAGGTGCAAACCTTCCAGCAGTAGCAGATTTATCCAAGGCTTTGAAGTCTAACTTAGCAAGCGTTACCGATGTTGGTACCGTCATTATTAAGATGGACAAAACAGGTCATTGGGTGTTTGGTTCAGATCAAACTGAAATTCAAGATGGTTCTGAGTGGGCGATCAACCCTTTTAGCTTTGTACATGGTTACATTGCTTGGGGCGCGTCAGAAGTATTGGGTGAGAAGATGGTTCCCATCAATCAGCCATTACCAGAATTAGAGCCAGCGCCAGCCAACGCTAAAAAAGGTTGGGAAGTGCAAGTTGGTTTGGAGATGAAGTGCATCAATGGTGACGATAAAGGTTTAACCGCGCGTTGGGCTACCACCGCAACTGGCGGCAAACGAGCTATCCAAGCATTGGGTGTTGAAATCGCCGAGCAGATTGAGAAAGATTCTAGCAAGCCAGTAGCAATCGTTTCATTGGAAACAGAGCATTACACTCACAAGTCTTATGGTAAGGTGTATACCCCCAAGATTCGCGTAGTTCGCTTTGAATCAATGGAAGTGGAATCAGCTACTGATGCGCCTGAACTTGAGGCACCAGAAGTAGAAGAGGTAGAAGCAGCTCCAGCGGCACCAGTACGCCGTCGCAGAGCAGCCGTATAAACATTGTATATACACGGGGCGAAAGCACTGACACTATTCAGCTCAAGTACTCGAGGACGAACGACTAAAAAGACTTGCGAGTAGCCCCACCTAACTAAACTAGAGGACAAATCATGGTAGACAGATCAAATTTAAGCCCCGACGAACGTCGGCAAATCAGCGAGGTAAAGATGGCAATGGTTCGTGCCGCGCAACTAAACCTTAAAAATATCTTTACTGGGCTAGGGGCTAAGAGTCCTAAAATCCATCACACAAAGAGCCTATCGCATACGCGTAAGGGTTCTGGACGTAAACACCAGCAAGGTAAGTAATGTCCATTCTTTGGATTGACTTTGAAACTAAGTCCCGTTGTAACTTGTTAACGCGAGGCGTGTATAACTACGCGCAAGATATTTCTACGGAAGTATTGTGCATGTCGTATGCCTTTGATGATAACGATGTTATAACGTGGACGCCTGACATGCCGTTCCCAGAAGAAGTCATGCGGCATGAAGGCATGATTTACGCCCATAATGCTGCGTTCGAGCGTCTAATATTTTGGTATGTATTGCAGGTGAACTTCAAGCTCGAGCAGTTCTATTGCACCGCTACGCAAGCAAGAGCCAATTGCGCGCCCGGATCCCTTGAAGATGTGGGTCGCTTTGCTGGTGCCTCGATGCGGAAAGACTTTAGAGGTTCTCAACTGGTTCGCGCTCTATCCATTCCGCAATCAGACGGGGCATTTAACAATGATCCTGAATTGATGAAAGAAATGATCGAGTATTGCGAACAAGACGTTCGGGTAATGCGAAACATTAGCAAACTCATGCGTCCATTATCAAAGGAAGAGTTAGATGATTACCATATCAACGAGCGAATTAACGATAAGGGTGTATTGGTCGACGTACCACTCGCGCAAGCTGCTATGTTGTACTCCGAGGAAGAGATCGCGGAAGTCCAGAAACTTGTGGTTGAAATTACTGAAGGCGAAATCACTTCGGTTCGTTCCCCCAAAATGCGGGAGTGGGTACAAAGTCGCGTTGGTGATGAAGCGCTTAAACTCATGGAGAGTTACAAGGAAGGTCGTAAGAAATACTCAATCGACAAGAATGTACGAAACACTCTTCTTGCTTTCGCAGACGAAAACCCAGACGAAGTACCACCTCATGTAGCAGACGTTATTCAATGTGCCGATGACTTGTGGGCATCTTCAGTAGCGAAGTTTCAGCGTATGGTGAACTTGGCTGATGAAGAAGATCATCGCGTTCGTGGTGCCTTTATGTTTAACGGCGGTTCAGCTACGGGAAGAGCTTCTAGCTTTGGGCTACAGGTTCACAACTTTACCCGTAAATGCGCTAAAAACCCTGAAGCTGTACGCGATGCAATGGTCAAAGGCGATGATATTGTGCCGCAATATGGCAAAAGAGTGACCGATGTGCTAAAAGGTATGCTACGTCCAGCCATTATTCCATCTAAGGGTAAATACCTAGTGGTAGCAGATTGGGCGGGCATTGAGGCGCGATGCAATCCTTGGCTATCGAATAAACCTCAAGCCGAAGAAGTTCTAGATATTTTTAGAACGGGAAAGGATATTTATGTTCGAGAAGCTGCGGGGATTTTTAACTGCACTGAATCAGAAATTACACCTGATCGCAGACAGATTGGCAAGGTCGCTATTCTTTCATGTGGTTATGGTGGTGGTATTGGTGCTTTTGCTGCGATGGGTCGTAACTATGGTGTGGTTCTACCCGAATCTGACGCTAAACGTACCGTCGATGCGTGGCGTAGAGCGAACCAGTGGGCGGTGCATTACTGGCAGGAACTTGAGTCAGCCTATACCCGTGCAATGCGTAATCCGGGTTACGAATTTTCTGCGGGTCGAGTAACGTATTTGTATGACACTCAGCACCTTTGGTATGCACTTCCCAGCGGTCGCGTGTTATGCTACCCATACGCCCGCTTAGATGAGGAGGGCATTTCTTACGCCAAAGCTGCGTGGAAACCGGCTGCGATGGCAACCGAATGGGCAAGGGCTAGACTCTGGAAAGGGCTTGCTTGCGAGAATATTACGCAAGCTGTTGCCAATGATATTCTCCGCAATTCATTACGACGATTAGACGATGTTGTTCTGCACGTCCACGATGAAATAGTTATCGAAACAGACCGCCCAGAAGAAGTAAAATTACAGATGGAAAAAATTATGTGTGAGCCACCGGCTTGGGGTCAGGGCTTACCCTTAGATGTAGAAGTAAAGATTATGACGAGATATGGAAAGTAGTAAACTGTCTTTCCAATAAAGCGAAAAGCAGAAAACTCGACAAAGATTTTCTGCTTTTCTAACCAATAACTAGAGGATTAAATGGCTGCCAAAATAATATCACAAATTGAATTTATTGAATATTTAGCAAAATTACCCGCAGATGGCGAAACTCTACTATTAGTTCAACAAAAGCCTGTTAAGAAGGACGGCGAGCCTGTTCTTCATAATGATGGAACCCCAAAATACACTTGGATTCCGTCTTTACCTAACAAAATCAAGCCTGAAACGGCTCTTTATGTGAACACTGGTAGTTTTATTATTGACCGTTTTCAAGCGGGCAAGCTGTCTGCATCATCCGCCAACTGCGAGCATGTGCTTTTTTTGATGTTAGATGATATCGGAACCAAGTCTAAACAACCGCCGCTAGAGCCTACTTGGAAGATTGAAACATCCCCGGGCAATCAGCAGTGGGGCTATGTGTTCGACTTTGACCATCAGCCTACCAAGGGTGACTTTACGGCTGCCATCACCGCGATTGCGACTGCGGGTTACACCGATGGCGGGGCTACGAACGCAGTGCGTAACGTGCGCGTTCCCGGCTCAATCAATCTTAAATCTGGCAAGAACAATTTTGTTGCCAAGTTAATCGAATTTAGTCCTGAGCGTGAGTTTACGCTTGAGCAGATTTGCGCCGCGCTGGAAGTTGTGCCGAATGATGCCGACACAGCTTCCATGCAGCGGCTCGCATTGTCAGATAATGGCGATGACGATATTTTGCAGTGGATTTCTGATAACGGCATGTTGCTGGAAAGCGCGAATGGCGCTGGCTGGTACGGAATCGTTTGCCCTAATAGCAACGAACATAGCGATAACAATCCAATGGCTCGCTATCATCCCGTCAATCGAGCATTTTGCTGCTATCACGAACATTGCCAAGACTTTGATTCACATGCGTACTTAGCGTGGGCGGCTCAAAACGGCGCCCCTAAACATCAACCCGGAGTTCGCTCCGAATTACTAATGGAGAAGATGGCTAAAGCGCTTGAAAAGATTACACCATCTGCCATGTTTTCCGATACAAGCGCTCACATCGCGGAAGTTCAACGGAAAGAATTAGCAAGAATAGAAAAGGAAGATTGGTATGAACGATTTGCGTATGTCCAAGACGACGACGCTTACTTCGATCTTGTCGAAAGACGGGAGATCTCTAGAGGCACGTTTAACGCAATATTTCGACACATTAATTGTCGATCAATTCACACAGGACGCAAAATTGAAGCCTCAGTCTGCTTTGACGAGAACAGACAAGCTCACAACTCCAAAGCTGTAGTTGGCATTACTTACGCTGCTGGTGAATCTGTATTCGTTGGGCGCGAAGGCGATATCTATGGCAATCGTTGGGTCGATGCCCGCCCTGATGTAGAAAACGTATCAACAAGCGATATCAGCATGTGGACAAACCTGCTCGAGCGCCTTGTGCCAATCGAGGCAGACCGCAATCATCTCCTTGATATCATGGCGTTCAAGCTTCAGCATCCAAATATCAAGATCAATCATGCGGTATTGCATGTGGGCGATGAAGGTTGCGGTAAAGATACCATGTGGGCGCCGTTTATCTGGTCAGTTTGTGGAGTGCGTCTAAAGAACCGCGGTTACATGGATAGCGATAGCTTAAACTCTCAATGGGGTTATGACTTAGAGTCAGAGATCCTCATCATTAATGAGTTGAAAGAGCCAGACGCAGCAGCTCGTAGAGCATTAGCGAACAAGCTCAAACCAATCATTGCAGCGCCGCCTGAGATGCTCAACATCAATCGTAAGGGTTTACACCCATACCAGATGGCTAATAGGCTGTTTGTATTGGCATTTTCGAACGAGCAGATTCCAATTAGCTTGGCATCACAAGATCGCAGATGGTTTTGTATTCAATCAGATACACCTCGCATGACGAATGGCGAAGGCAAACGCATCTGGGATTGGTATAACGCTGGGGGCTTTGGGCAAATAGCTGCTTCTCTTTGGGATCGCGATGTATCGCACTTCAATCCGGGTGAAACACCGGGCATGACTGAGTTCAAGATGAACTTGATTGAGCATGGTAGGTCAATGGCTGAGTCATTCATTGTGGAGATGCTCAAGAATCGCGTTGGTGAGTTTGCTCGCGGCGTGGTTGGCTCACCATTCCATCTGGTTTGCGACAAACTGGCTAGCCTTGCACCTTCAGGCACTAAAGTGCCACAGGCAGCGCTATTGCATGCGCTCAAGGAGGCTGGTTGGGTAGACATGGGGCGTATTGCCTCTGCCGAATATGCCAATAAGAAACATATTTTCGTGGCGCCAGAATTGAAAGACCAATACAAAAAGTCTGAGTTGCGGCGTATGATTGAGGTACCACCAGAGCCTAAAGCTGTGGTATTAGATATGAAACGGAGCGCTTAATGATGACTCAAGATGAACTAATGGAATTAGGTCAGGCAGCAGGGTTTGACGCTATTGAGATTGCAACTGTGGACTTGGAGCTAATGAAGTTCGCAGAGCTAGTAGAAGGTAAAGCAATCCACCGCCTACTATTTGCGCCCGAAGGGTATGTTATGTACACGCCATGTCGGTTACACTAGGGTACCCTAAGCGCTTAGGTTTAGAATTTTCTAGGAAAACAATATGAACAAACCAACCAAATCCGATTCTGGAGCCGTTAAGTTTACGCTGTCAAAAGCAGCTAAAGCTTTAGGCACAAAGGGCGGGCATGTATCTTCCCCAGCCAAAACACAAGCAGTACAAAATAACGGTAGATTGGGCGGACGCCCTACCAAAACTAGTTAATCCTCTTACGGGGTAAAAGCGGATCCTGCACCTGATCGAAAAGTTTTGCTTACCGGCAAAATGCAGCGTAGCGAGTAACCCCAACTTTTTTCTGTTATCACAGAAAAGACCAATTGTCAAGTTGCAGCGTGGTTTATATACCACATGTCGCACAAAAACAACGATTTTTGTTTGACATAATATCCTGAAAACCCTGAGAGCCTTATAGAATAAGGGCTTGCGGGTTTTGTTTATACGCAAGGCGAGCGAGGGCGAGCGCTTGCCAGATCGCGGCGGCGGCATTTATAGCGCGGGCGCATATATCGCGGCGCCGGTTTAACTTAATAGCGGGCGCGGCTTGGGTTTATAGCCAATTTTTAAAGGGCGCAAGGGGGCGCGCAAGGCGCGGGGCTTGCGAATAGTGCAGGGGCGCTATTCTCGCCAATATGCCGCCCGCCTTTAGCGTGCTCCGTATTCGCGACAATAGCCCGCCCGCCTAGCGTTTAGCGAATGGCTAGGGGCTAGGGGCTAAAAAGAAAAAAGCCGCCGTATAAGGCGGCATTGTTTATCTATCCATTTATTCCACGGCTAGCCAAAAATTATCTTTTAACGCTTCGCGGCGCTCCCTAGCGCGCGCAATCTCGCGCCTATAATCGTGGAGCTTAGCCGTTAGCGCGTCGCATATTGCGCCGCCTAGATCAATTCCCGCCTTGCGTTGCGCTTTAATAGCGGCAATTAAGCCGCGCGCGTATTGGCGCGCCTCTTTTATGTTTTCGGCTAGATCTTCGGCTTGTTGTTCCGCTTGAAATTGCGCGTCATCTTCGCGGCTTTTTTCCGCTTCGCGCTCCGCCATATTGTCGGCAATTCGCGCCGCGTCATATACGGCGGCTTCATGCTCTATATTGGCGCTATCATTCGGGGCGAATTGCCCGCGGCTAAAATAGATCGTTGCAATATCACAATCACTGTAAGCGATCGCGGGCGCGATAAATACGCCTTTTTTGCCCGCCTTGATCTTCACAATATAGGGCTTGACTAATTCCATCTGAAAATTGTCGGCATAATAGCCCAAATAATCAAAGGCGCGGCGGCTTATATCTTGCAACGGCGTTGCATTGTATCCGGTTAAATCATAAAGGCGCATATTGCCCGCGTCGTCATAATCGTTAGCGCTATCATACGCGCGCCAGCCGGGGCGCCCATATTTAACCTGCCATTCTAGCGCGCTCTTATAGGCGCCCTCGGGATTATGTTTAGAATAACTCTCGGCGCGGGTTTTAACGGCGCGCAAGCGCGCGGCTAATTCATAATGGATTTTTTGCATTTTCTAGCCTCTACTAAAAACCGGGCAAAATTACCCGCCATTAGCCCCGGGCTTATTGCTAGGGGCTAATAGCTGTTAATTTCAGGGTTTAAGGCAATTTTGCGTGATATACGCCTTTACATAATCCGCCGTAGATTGTCCCCTATAATGCGGGAATTTTCTATTTTTAGTGCTTTTCCAAGCGCGGCGTCGCTCGCTCATAACCCGCTTAATTTCTTTCGATTCTACTAATCCGCGCCCGGCGATCGCTTCACTTAAAGTTTGCATTTTTTCCTCTATATCTAAAAATTGATTGTCCACTAGATCCCCGCAAGCGATCCACAATAAGCGCTCTAAATTATCGGCATGGTTTGATAATTGCGCGGGCGTCCAGCCGCCGTATTCTTGCAATATATCGGCTATTAGCTTAGGGCTAAGGGCTAATAATTGAGAGCTAATCTCGGGCAATTTCATAAGCGCCGATATATCACTATCACAAGCGCCCGAATGATAGCCCCGCGCCGCTTGTGAATGATCTATTTTTAACTCAATACGCCCGCAAGATGATATCCAATATCTCATTATTGCCCCCTTGAATTGTCTAAAATGTCATACTCATGTTTTAATTCTGATTCGCTCATGTTAGATAAACCCTTGAATCCAAATAAAATAAGGTCATGTAAAGTGTTATCGTTATAAGCGCTATCGTTGTAGCAATTATCCAGAGTCATATTTAATACATCTTTTATAAGATTTTCTCGCGTCAATTTTTCTAAATTAGGCATTTTCTAGCGCTCCCATGAGTGAATTGATATCGGCGCATAAATCCGCCAAATTGTAGATAGAGCCGAATACAATCCCGCCCCCATATTGTTTATTATGAAAGCGGCGCCCGCCTAGCGGCTTGGCTCGCTTTAAAGCTAGGTCATACTTACGGCTAATCTTATCCATGCCCATATAATCGGCTAGATCGTTATTAGTAGTAAATTGCAAAAAATGGCAAACAAAGCGCGGATTACCGTTAATGTCATTATTCACGCGGGTAAAATCATTGGTTTGTATCATGGTTTTATATCCTCTAGTAAGTTAAAAATTAAGCGTATGCCGTCCAAGCGCTAGGCTCAAATATTGCTTTTCCATCAATAACGGCGGCGGGCTTAAACCGGCGAGCGCATGAAAATGAATTGATTTTAAAATACGGCTCCGAATCTTCACTATATCGCTGCACTTTTTTGCTTAATATGCTGCCAATGAAGGCGCCGGGCATTGGCACGCTCTCGCCTTGCATAAAACATTCGCGGCTATCCTCTGATATATCGCGAATTTGCGAGATTTTCGCCATTTGACCGGATACGCTTAAAACTTGATAAAAATCAATATTGGTTTGATCGTAACCCCATGAGCACCGGAAAATATCCCCCGGTTTTACGTCATGCGCGGCGCTTAATTGCTTTTTAATCTCGCGCTTGGCTAGCTTATCGGCGGCGCTTTTTTCTAGTGCGCTTAATTGCTCATTTATGTAAGCGTCGCGCTTTTCCACGCTAGCGAATCGATAATGCAAGCGTGGTTTATTGCTTTTCCCTGAAAATATGAGCGCAACGGCTCGCGGCTCGGCTATGCCATAAGCGGCAAATCCTAGCTCGGGGCTATTAGCTAATAGCTCATAATTTGCGGGAATAAAAAATTCTCTATTGTATGTTTTCATTGTCGATTTTTCCTCTAGTTAATTGATTGTTTAGCCGCAAAACCATGCGTCTGGATTCGCCTTTAGAAATGCTCGGGCGTCGCGCTTATTGTCAAATCTAATATGCTGCAAGTAATTGCCGGTGCGTTCGATCGCGATCACAATCCAGCCAAAATCGTTAAATGTTAGTTTTTGCATAATTAAAACCCCCCTAGAATTGCGACGGCAAACAAGCCGCCAATGATCGCGCCCAATACGCAAGCGCCCAAAAAATCCCAAATACTAATTTGTTTTTTATCTAGCTTTTCCATTTTTTATCCCTTTATAGGTTAAATTGTCATGCGCTATTGTTTGATCGCATAAAAACATTGTAAACACTTTTTAAGATAGTGCAACACTTTATTTTGCAATATTGTCGCATTTTTGCAAATTGTCATTTTTTATGGGTGTTTTGGGTTATGAATTGGGTATGTAAACATAGGTTAATGACCTTAGCTAGAGGCTTATAGCTAGGGGCTTGTAGCTTGGTATAGGTTAAATTGTCATACTTAATACATATATAAATTTTAAATATGGTATTTTTAAGGGTTTTACAATGTTGTAGGCGTGCGACTGTTTTGCTAATGACAATTGACCTATTTGACCCATAATTTTTGAGCGTGCAAATGCCCCTGATTTTTGGGTAAATGCTAATAGCTAATAGCTAGGGGCTAATAGTAAGTTTTGATCGCGCCCCGCTCCGGTTTAAATTTCAAACCCCAAGCTAATAGCTTTTAACTAATAGCCACTAGCTTATAGATGACAATTTGACCCAATCTTGTTTGACATAATAGCGGTTATACGCAAGCCGTAATCTAAAATCTACCGGCTATTAGCTAGGGGCTTATAGCTAGGGGCTTGCGGGGCGATATCGCCCGCTAAACCTTATTCTATATGGCGGGGATTTTTTGCCATATAAAATCGAAAAAGGGGGTCATTAATTTAGGTGGGTACGATGAGAGAGTTTTTTATTCTAGGAACTATGCAAAAAAGTCTTTTACAAAAGCCGAAAAAATTTTTATAGTTATAAAACTAAGTTAGTATCTACTAACATAATATGTAAAACAAGCTTGTTGCACTTTTTAGGGTTTGTGCTAATATCAAGGCATTGTTTAACTATACTGGGAGCTGGAAACATGAACGACCGTTTCGCACTTGACCCACTATTTTATTCAATCGATCATAAAACTGACAAAATCGTAGCTACGGAAGAAGAGATCGCCAACATCTATGATGCGGCGTATAGGGGTTTATCCGGAGATGCACTAGCTATTGCTGCTGGCTTTTTGCCCGTAGACTTTAATCGTCTTTGCCAATTTGACCAAAAAGCTGCCGAAGCAGTCATTTATGGACGTGCCAAAAATCATGCAGATGTAAGCGGATCGCTAATGCGTAATGCAATTAATGGGGATACCAAAGCTGCAACGACAGTGCTTACTCACCTCCACGGCTGGAAGCCCGCCAAGCCAGAAGCTGACGGCTCCAATGAATTACGCATTGTGATCGAGAACACGCTACCAGATCCTAGCCCCGAGCTGAAAGCTACTAGCTAATGGCTGATACCCGTAGGGTCAAACTACCAGTACTACATTCAGGGCAACATGCCCTGTTTTTACAGCAAAAACGCTTAAACGCGACGCGCTGCGGACGACGCTGGGGCAAAACACGATTCATGGAATGGCTAGCAGCCCGGGCTGGGGGCAATGGGCAATCAGTCGGAATATTCGCGCCCGAGCACAAACAGCTTGCCGAACCGTGGGATCACTTGCGCGATATGTTAGATCCCATCGTTAAAAGCGCCAACCGCAATGACGGAACCATCAAACTATTAAGCGGCGGCAAAATTGACTTTTGGACGCTAAATGATAATGAGCTAGCAGGGCGCGGGCGCGAGTATGACTTAGTGCTCATCGATGAGGCAGGATTTACCAAGTCACCGCAGATGAAAGACGAGATTTGGTTCAAGTCCATAAAGCCAACGATGCTAACCACTCGCGGGATTGCGTGGGTGTTCAGTACGCCAAACGGAATTGACCCTGACAACTTTTTCTATTCAGCCTGTCAAGAACCCGACTTAGGGTTTCATTCGTTTCATGCACCTACTAGTACAAACCCTTATGTTCCGTTAGACGAATTAGAGCGCGAACGTGAGCGCAACCATCCAATGGTGTTCCGTCAAGAGTATCTTGCCGAGTTTGTCGATTGGTCGAATATTGCCCTGCTATCAGCCGAAAAGCTGTTAGTCGACGAGCAACCAGTAGCCTATCCCAAGAATTG